CAACTAGATGAGCAAGAAACCTTTAAACATATCTGAAGAAGCGGCAGTGCAAATGCCGATGAAGACGGTTGCTAGTTTAATAATTATCGTAGCACTCGGCACCATGGGCTACTTTCAAATTTTAGAACGTCTCAATATTGCAGACACTCGTATACAGATAATGGAAAAAGATTTAAACGAGAATACAGAGTTTAGAATTAAATGGCCACGTGGACAACTAGGATCACTACCCGCAGATTCTGAGCAATTCATGATGATCGAAGATCTTTATAAGACTACCGATAAATTAAACAAACATATTGAGTCAATGGCATTAAACAAAGTCAATATACAATTCTTACGAGGACAGATGGATAAAGTATTAGTAGACATTGAAAAATTAAAAGATGCGAACAGAGAGATGAGATACAACGGTAACGGACAATGATAGAAACTGTAGTAGCCCTGCTGATGTTTTGGGATGGAGAGATCAAGGAACACAGAATACAAGAATCAATGGCTGATTGTTTACGTGCACGTCGTGTAGCAGAACGTGACTTTAATCCAAACATATCTTATAAATGCATACGTAGTGAAGCAGAAACTGAAATCTACATGGGTGAAAAGAGTATTAAAAAACTTCACCTAAAATGAAAAAGCCCAATAAAAAAAGAAATCCAGTAGCAAAGCAGCTTAGACATTTCAAAAGAAAAGTGATAAAGAGTAAAAGGATATATGACAGAAAAAACAATAAGATTTCATACTGAGATAGTTAATGGCATATGCCCAACTTGTAACGAATACACAATGTTGGTAGGCCTGACTAGACAATACTATAGATGCATTACATGTGGTGCAGACCTAGAACAACATGTGAATGGTTGTATAAGTTACATACCAAGATTAGAAAAGGCAACACTACAATCTGTAGTTGACGGATACTTTGGCGATGGCAAAGAAAGCTAATTTTGGTTTAGTTACAGCACCAAGAGATAGACCTAAAAAAAGACCAGGCAGGCACAAAAAAAGCCCAAATAAACACGAAAAAAGAATGGGAAAATATCGAAGAAAGTAGTTGACAAATATCCCTTGATATCCTACATATATAGAAAGAAAGGAATAATATGCGATACAAATACAAAGTAAGAGAACTAGGACCAGAGATACCTAGTATAAACGAAGAAACAGGTGGGACTGAAGTTCACGTAAATGTTGGAGAGGCAAAAGAAATGGAAGCTATGTCTCTTAAAAAACTAAGACGTAAACTAGACCCTAAAAAGAAATACTTTATAGAGTACAGAAACAAAAAAAATAATCATGTATCTGGAACTGTATCTGGTATACAACCTAAATAATGAAAGATAAGATAATAACAATAAAACCAAAAAATATAACACAAAAACAATACTCTAGTTTACTGTTAGAATTAAACCTTGTAAAAAAAGCTTGGAGACCATATGGTGTTGACATGCAAATAAATGCACCTGGTTTAAAAAGTATTTTAAAATGGGGCACTAAATCTTATGATGCTAAAGAAGATTGATGAGATAGCAAATCTTTGGAATAAAACAAAGGATCCCTATTACAAAAATCTTTGGTATAAAAAAATTAGGAGATGGGCATATGGCAAAGACGTTAATAATATTAGTACTTCTATTCGACGGAACTCTAATACAAGAAAGGTACGATCTTGCAAGAGAGATGTCAGTGTATGAATGCCTACAGTATGGTGATGATCATAGAGAGGCAATAGCTGAATATAAAGAATTTGATGATAACATTAAAAACGGATGGTATTTAAAAGATGGTCGTGGAACTATTCAAGGCCATATGTGTGAGTAGTATTTTACTACTACCTGCGGTTGTACTTTTTTGGATGTGGGATAAAGAAACACCTACTCCTAAGAGGGAAAGTGGAGTAGGTAATGGTGAGAAGATAAACTCCCAATAACACAATCCTGCCACATTGTCAAACACTGTCCATTGGTGAACAAGTAAATCTAATATATATCTGATGTTTATTGATATCTTCTCTACCTATCTCTCTAATTTTTTTGTCAGCCTCATCATAACCTTTTAATAGACAATCATAGGCATCTCTAAATTTTTCAGGGTGTGTGAACGGTGGCAAGCAAGTTGCCTCAGTATAGCTACACATTATTAAAGTTAATAAAAATTTCATTGACAATCCTATATTATCACCTATATTAGGCTTTTAACTATGAAAGGAAACACTTATGACAGACATGAGTAAATACAAAAATGTTTCTTTAACAAAAGAAACATACAAGATATTGGAATCGTTATCAAAGGTATTATTGCCCGATGCCAAATTATCTATATCAAAAACAATAGAAGCAATAGCAAACGAGAAAGCAAAGAAGTTAAATGGCAAAATTAAAAAAAGCTAATGTTAAACATCTGATATGTAACACTTGCAATGGTAATGGTTACGTTAAAATAAAAATATACACTGGACAAAGAAAAGTTTTTCAGTGTTGGAACTGCGATTCGGAGGGAGAATATTATGAAACAGTTGAGAATAATAATATTGTTACTGATAATATTAGTCACGACAAATTGCACTAAATTAGAGTTTGATAGTTTTGACCCTACTACTTCAACATTAAGATGGATAATAACTAAAAATGCAGACAAATGAGATAGCATACATAGCAGGGTTATTTGATGGTGAAGGCTCTATTTATTACAAAAAAACCACTGTAAGAAGAAAGACTAGAAAAAATACATCTGATTGTTGGCAAATTAGAATGGAGTTGGCAATGACAGACAAAGACGTTGTAGAATGGGTTTGGAAAACTTTAGCGCGTGGAACCTTTGGAGAAAGAAAAGTTACTAATAAAGGAATTAAAGGAGTTAGAAAAAGACAATGGCGTTGGCGTTGTGGATATAGAGATGCTTTATACGTTTGTAAATTACTCTGGCCATTTGCTCAAGTTAAGTTACATAAAATAGAAAAAATAATAGATCACTACGAACCACATATATTTGATGGTAATGTGGTGAGTCTATCACAATACAAAGACGCAATGAGTCTAGAATAGGAGAAAAAATGACTAAACAACAAGTAAACATACAAATATTAAACTGGGGACCATGTGTTGTCAGGATGAAAATATCTGATGAGTTTAAAAAAATGTTATTAGATGAAGGTGAAAAAAATAAAATAGATTTTACAGACAAGCTAGCAGGTATCTTAGATAAGGAGACAGGTTATAGTGAAGAATCTAAAAAGAAATTGTTACCTAACATATCAGAAATATTAGGAGTGTACGATCAAGCTTATTGTAAATACAGAATGAGAAATTATGAAAAGCCACCACAGTATGTGTTGACATCCATGTGGATTAACTATCAAAAACCAAATGACTTTAATCCACCACACGATCACGATGGTGCATTATCTTTTGTAACATATTTACAAATACCAGAGGCATTGAAAAAAGAAAACGCAGCATACAAAGGTAAGAGCTGTGGTCCTGGTGGCATACAGTTTTTATTTGGTGATGGGATAAGAAACGCTATCACTTATCAATCTTTTTTTCCTGAAGAGAATGATATCTTTGTCTTTCCTGCATGGTTAAAACATTGGGTAGCACCATACAAATCGGATTGCACACGTATATCAGTGAGTGGTAATATACATGACTCCGCTCCATTAAATAACATTACTGCGTTTGCTCCTAAATATTTAGAGAAAAAAGAAAAAAAAGAAAATGAAGAAAACGAACAGTATCTAAAAGAACTAAAGGATAAAATATGAGCACTGCTTTTGGTGTTGGTATGTTTGGATATAACATGGCGTGTCTGTTGATAGGACTACTTATAGTTTATTACGTAATAAATAATTTAAAGTAATGGAGGACTTGATTGAGTTTTACTTACCTAAAGATAATTGTATGGAGATATCTAAATTTGTGTATCAAGAGAAAGATAGTTGGGTAAAAGGTTTGAATAACGTAAAATCTAAAACATCTGGGTTTGATGCTAATTATAAATTTTTACACGACATAGGTAATCATTGTTGTAACAACATATTACCAAAAGTTACGGACCACGAAACATGGAACAGAGTGAGTGGTTGGGTAAACTTTTATGAAAAAGGAGACCATACATTAAAACATCACCATCTACCTGAGCACTATTCAATGATAGGTATAATTAAACCATCTAAAAAGAATTGTCTTTACTTTAAAATAAACGATAAAGATTTTGAAGTAGATGATGAAGAGGGTTTGTGTTTAATATTTAATTCTAAAGTAGAACATTGGGTAGATCCAGTTGACTCTGATAGAATAACAATATCAATGGATTTTAAATATGACGCCTAAGAAAAAACACAAATACCCATCTAGAGATCCTAAAAAAAGAAGAGAATATAATATTAAATATTATAACACGGAGAGAGGTTATTTTAGTATGATGTATTCAGACTTAAAGAAAAGTAAAAAACATAACTCTTTTAAAAATTTTGAAGATTTCTTTGATCACTGGTTAGATCAGAAAAAAGCTTGGGGTTGGAAGTGTCCTGCGACTGGAGTTACGATGACTACGATAAAATATAAAAACAATGGTAAGAGAGGTAAATTTAAACATGAAGTTATACCCACTAATATTTCTAGAGATAGAATATTATCTAGTATGGGTTATAGTAGAAAAAATTTAATATTTACTTGTTGGAAATACAATAGTGATAAATCCTCTCTTTCTCCTCAACAAGCCATGAGCTTTTTAAGAATAGTTAAAGATAGATATGGTGGGGAGTTTTTAAAAAACATAATTGATAAAGATAAAAAGTTTTGTTTAGAAAATTGTAGAATGGAGTTTGAGTGGGATGATGGAAGATAAAGATTTAAACGAGTTCCATAGTATTGGTAAACCGATACCGTGGAGTAATAAATATACCTATGTCACTGGCACACGACACGAGGAGCATGGAACACGGACATACGATGTAAATGGTGCTAGACTTCCAAGCGTAACTACGATATTAGGCGCTACCAAAAATCAACAATTCTTAAAAGAATGGAAGGCCAAAGTTGGAGAAAAAGAAGCAGACAGAATCAAGAATCTATCTAGCAAACGGGGCACTAGTATGCACAAATTCTTGGAGCACTACGTGCAAGGAACTGGCTACGATGATCTTACAGAACTCGGACAGAAGGCGAAAGCCATGGCCAAGAAAGTTATTGATGTGGGGCTCACACCAGTTGAAGAAATATATGGCTCGGAAGTCACGTTGTATTATCCTGGGCTTTACGCTGGGTCTACTGACTTGGTATGTGTTCACAATGGTATGGACACTGTTGTAGACTTCAAACAAGCTAACAGACCAAAGAGAGAAGACTGGATTGAAGACTACTTTATGCAGATTGGAGCATATGCGATGGCGCATGACTATGTGCATAAAAGCGAAATAAAACAAGGAGTTGTAATGATTTGTACTCCTGATTTATATTATCAGGAGTTTAAAATTTCAGGACCAGAGTTGCGTTCCTGGAAGCACAAGTTTCTCAAACGATTAGACATGTATCACGAGTTAAAGTTTGACGAAAAAGAGGCAGTCAACATAGATTTGCCACAATTAGAAAAGGAGATGAAAAATGAACGATAAAATGTTTAAAGCTCTGATGAAAAAGTATGATGCAGAGATAGAGGACGCAGTCTATAGAATAGATGCGATCAACGAGCATAACCTAATTATTCCGGAGCACACGGATATCTTAGGGGAGGTCGACAAAATGTTACAAAAGATTTCAAGCGCAGAGGATAGATTGGCAGCTTTGAGGCGACATTATGGCGAAAAGAAGGCAAAAGAAATACTATAAGAGATCTAAAAAGTTTAAAAAATTTTTAGAAAAAAAGTAGCAAGAAAAAAGTGTACTTTTGTACTTTTGGTCTAAAAGTGTTGATTTATATAACTTTAGGGTGGACAGATTATGGTACAAATTATGTTTAGGTGGACAGATTATTTTGTCCACCTATATAAATATACAGAAAGGCCTTCCGCGAAACGTTTCGTTTTTGACTCAGTAATTCAAAACTTTCTAGATCCCTTATACAAATGTGATACAAGGAGTCATGCCTAGGAAAAGAAGAAAAGCTGTTGCCTCAATAACTCCCGACATACCTTATCCAAAAGTCCGGGTGGAGTGGATAGATTGCGTGAGCGATTCGGGCTGGGCTACCGACAAAGAGTTTGACAGAATGAAATTAGCACGACCTGTTAACGAAGGTTGGTTGTATTCTAAAGATAAAAAATCAATTAAGTTATTTGCTTCTTACGATAGAGAAGATGATGGTAGTTTTAGTTTTGGGGATCGGACGATGATTCCTCGGGCTTGGGTAAAGAAGATTCAGAAGTTGTAGATGGAGTCACATTTATCAGAGAGCCGTAGTCGTCTAAGATTTGTTTCATCTTTGCTTCTAGTTCTTGTTCTGACATATCTTCTAGTTTCCCAGTTTTTATTATTTTTCTGTCTATGTATAGTCCTGCTGCCTTCCCTCTGTTGGCTTCAGCATTTACAGCAGAAGAGAAAGATCCTTTCTTCAACGCTGCCTCACGAAGTCTAGCTAGCTGTGCGATGTGTCCCTCGTATGTCACCTCGTGCTTTCGAAGTTTCTCCTCTTTTAGTTCTCCGATGTATTTGACTACAAGAGGGCATTGTTTTGGATTAGTTAGTTCTGATCCTTCTTGCCTTGCACGCTTTGGGCTGTACCCAGCAGCGACCGCTGCTTCTGTTTGAGTCATTGGCCCTTCAGGCCCGCCAAATACTAAAAGTTCAGCGAATCTCATTTGCATTTCTGTAAGTCTTTTTGGTAGTCCCATGATTGACAATTTAAGGTAACATTGTTATAAAGTCAAGTATGGAGAAAGGAGACCTAGATTTGGAAGAGAGAATATTAAGATTAGAGAAACAAAAAAAGTTTATGCAAGACAAGTTACGTCAGGCTGGTGCTAGAATAAAAGATTTAGAAGAGATCAACAAAAGTCATCAGAAGTTGGTTGGTAGTCTTATGTCAGATAAAAAACAACCGCAATGGGATGATACTGAGTAATGTTTGTTAAGCATCTACAGGAGTATCTAGAACAGTTTACAGTTGTCAAAGGTAAGAAGGTTACAGGCATAGGCAACGCTCGTATCTACATGCAGATTGGTGATCATCTGGAAGAGATTAGAAGAATTGAAGTACAAGAGTCAAATATTATTGGACAAAATTCTATTCGTGTTGTATTAAAACCTGAACGATCAAGGCTAATTATAGCCCCGAAAACCCCGGAATAGAAAGCACTAGTTACCTTGAAAGCAGAGAGAAAATTATATGAAAAACTTAAGAGAAATTGTAATCAAATTAGTTGGATTAGACTTGAAAATCTTAGTCTATCCGGCACTCCTGATCTATTGGGTTACAATGATAATGGCCACTTTTTTACAGTTGAATTAAAGGTTACTAAAGGTAACAAAATAAAATTCAGTCCACATCAAATTGCGTTCCACGTGAAGCATCCGAAGAACAGTTTTATCTTAGTAGAGCACCTCGGTCAAAGGCGCGTAAAACTTTTTCCAGGTTCAGGAATCTTGGCGCTTGAATCTTTTGGCTTGGCGCTTGAGCCTTTGTGCTTGGGGCTTGACGCTTGCGGCTTGTTGCTTGGTGAGCTTGGCGCTTGAAGCTTGACGCTTGGTGCTTGACGCTTCTTGCGATATCCATTATCCCGGGCCCACTGCTCGTGGATCTCGTTTAGCAGCCGGGCCAGTTGCATATTTTTCTTCACGCTGAAGCCTTCCGCGGGTCACGGTGATAGAACTTCTTGTCTTTTGTCATAACACCGCTTCGCATCACTAGTCCATCTAACGCCAGTGCGAAGGTCCTGTTACCTGCTTCGTCCTCCCGCATATGAATGCTGACTCTTGCCAGCTCATTGCTGTATGTCTTCGAACTGCCTACTCTGATGTCCATCGCTACGTAGTCACGGCTGCCGAAGCTTTTGTCCTTCTTATAGTTGTCTCCGGATACGTCGATCCAGATTGGGTATGATTTGCTCATGTTTCTTTCTCCTTTGTTATCCTTTATTTATAGCACCGGGCTTGATGCTTGTCAAGCTTGGCGCTTGTTGCTTGTGGCTTGAAGCTTGGCGCCCTGGTCTAGTCAATTCCAGTTAAGGCCCTGCCAGCGGCGCAAGCAAACGAAAGGACCAGCCCAGGCGCACTCGGTTAATTCCAATATCCTGGTTCTTACAATATCCGAGTTGCAACTCGGACACTCAACGCGACTGATCCCAGGTCCAACCTGCCTTCTCGAGACTTCTAGCGCATAGCAAATTAGACCAGGGATCAGTTCTAGTTGTGCGTGTGTTTGGATCTCTTTCAATCTACTTTACACCACAACCAGAAGTTGTCCCAGCTAGTTTGAGTTTATAACGTCGGATACTAGCAAACGGACGTGGTTAATTGACTTACT